ATGCGGTAAACAAAAACGACATCAATGGCATCAAGGTCAATTCCGGTCTTCTAGACATGGCCGATGCGTTGAAATCGAAATCTGACGTTGCGTTGAACGAGCAGATTGCGCGACTCAATCCATCCACAGCCACCGATCTGTTCATTTCGATGGTTCAAGGTTCGGTGATGTCTCCGATTTCCATCATCAGGAATGTTGTTGGAAACACGATCAACCTTCCGTTGAGAGATCTTGCTGATATTACGGCAAGTGGGATTGACATGGCGTTGTCTGGAAACAAGAACAACAGCTACAACATCCGCGCCCGCACACTTGATCGGATCAAGGCGTTTGGAAACTCTCTTCCACAAGCCAAGAAAGTGCTGCTCAAAGGTTCCAGTGCCATGCCGTATGAACTTGGCACCGACATTGGCAATCCACTCAATTTCACACGCGCATGGGGAAACCTGTTCGATGCGATGTCCGGAAAATATCCAGATGCTCCCATTGCGAGGAACTTGGTAGAGGCAACGCTTGGAGCAATTCCCGACGTATTCCTCAGGTTGAGCCAAGCTACTGACGTTCCATTCCGCTCTGCTGATCGAGCGAGAATCATCGCTGAGATTGGGCGACAGCGTGGATTGACCGAGGCTCAAATCAAGTTGGCCACTCGTGATCCTAAGCTCATGGCAATCAGCGATGAAGCCAGTGCTGCTGGTCAGCGCGGATTCACGCCAGACGATCTCGGGTTGATCGAACACGAATCAGCCAAATCGGTGTTCCAACAGGAAAACTTTGGAACTCGAATGGTTGCTGGAATCAACCGATTCATTAAGGAAGAGGCTGGTCCTGCTGGATACATTCCGTATCGCCTTATTTCGTTGTTCCAGAAAACACCGATCAATGTGGTTGCTGAAACGATGCAATTCACACCCGCTGCTTTGCTTCAAGGTTTCAACTGGAAAAACCTGACCCCTCGTCAGCGAAACATTGCTGTTGGCCGACTCATCGTTGGAACGATGGTTGGTGGAGCATACGCCTACCTCTACGACAAGGGTGTCATCACCCCCAATCTCGATACCCCCGGCGAAACGAACAAGGCTCGCGAGTTGGCCAAATCTGGTGGTGTGATGCCTCCTGGTACTCTTAACGTCAGCGGGTTGAGACGCTTGGTTCGCGGCGAAGATCCCACGTTCAAGCCAGGTGATACCGTCAAAGATCTCTCGGCATTGGGGACAAGTGGAGCGATTGGTCTGATGGTGGGATCGGCTAAGCGATTGCAGGAGCGCAGCCCGAATGATGACCCTGATTTCTTGTCGCTTGGAAAGGGCGCGGCTCTGTCTGGCATCAACTTCGTGATGAACCAGCAGTTCCTCAAAGGAACCAGCGATTTCATTAAGCTGATGTCTGAAGAGTCTGGCAACTCACTTGACCGGTGGATCAAGAACCTCGCAGTGACTGCCGCTTCCCCGGTGGCTCCCGCGATTCTTGGCGTAATCCGCAGGTCTCAACGCGAGTATCTTCCTGCGATTGGAAACGAAGGGTTCATCAAGGATACCACAAACGAGCTGAATCAACGATTCGCTTCTCTTGGCCTGCAAATCCCAGGAACCAAAGATCCGAATGCGATGCCCGTGCGCCGCGATCTGTGGGGAGAGCCTGTGCGCCAGACTCCTAAGAGCGAGAATCCTTGGGCCTACAATCTTCTCAGCGCATCCAAGAGCCGCGAGATCGATGCCGATCCTCTCAATGCCTCGATCTACTCCACATGGCGTAGGACCGCTGATAACAAGGCGATTCCTTCTGTTCCGAACCCGAAGATTACCTACGGAAACAAGACGTACGAACGCCTCACCCCTGAGCAGTATGACCGGTACACTCAGCTCGTTGGCTTCTGGCGTAGAAGCCTTGCCGAACGCGCCTATCTGAGCGGTGCATACCAGCAGAACGGCGATGATGCTCGCATCAAACTCCTGAACCAAGCCTACGACAAAGGCGCGGAAATCGGTAAGTATCGATTCCTCAAGGAACTGCGAGAATCCGGCCAAACCCTCACGCCAATCTCAGCCCGCCGAGGGTTCCAGCAACCGTCCGAGTAAATTCCCAAAAGATTTCTCTCGACAGTTTGCAACACGCGGCTACATTCGCTTGCGTGAGCGTAAAACTTCTAACCGTCCAAGAGATCGCCTCGGCTCTCGGGACTCATCCCGAGACGGTAAGGCGGTGGATTCGGTCAGGAAAACTTCCGGCTATGAAAGCCACGAAGCGCACTATCCGTGTCCGCTCCGATGTAATCGAGGAACTCCTCCGACAAAACCCACAATGAATGCAATAGCAACGACAACGCAACAGACCGACTCTGGCGAAATGTACGCCAAGATCGGTGACCCCATCACCGCCATCGAGAAGATGGGCGAGTGGATCGCAGCCAGCGGAATGCTGGGATGCACCAAGGTCGAACAGGGTAAGCTAATCGCGTGGCAATGCGCCGCCGAGAAGAAGACCCCGTTCGATTTCAAGAGAGAGTATCACATCATCAATGGCTCCCTCTCTATGAGGAGCGATGCCATGCTGGCCGGTTACCGTGCCCGTGGCGGCAAGGTTCTCTGGAAGCAGTTCGATAGCCGCGCTGCCATCGCACTCTGGACCTATGACGGCAATTCCTGCGAGATCGGGTTCTCGGTCGAGGATGCGAAACTCGCTCAGCTCCTGCCCGCCAAGCCGGGTTCCGGGTGGGCCAAAGATCCGGGTGCAATGCTCCGCGCTCGATGCATCTCCAAAGCCATTCGCATGCTGGCTCCTGAAGTGGTCGCCGGTATCTACACGCCGGAAGAGACCGAAGACTTCCAGCCCGCAGTCACCGAAGTGGCTACGGCCCCCACCAAGAGCTTCGACATCACCGCAAAGCTCGAAGCCCTGTTCGAGGATCGCGAGGAAGATGTGAACGCCCTGCTCCTCAAAGCAGGTAGAATCAAGGATGGTCAGACCTTCCGTGATCTGGATGACTCCATCGCCTCCAAGTACATCGCCAAGCCTGACCTGATCTTGAGCAAGCTGCCGGTGATCGTCAGCCCCGAGATCGTTGCCACGGAGGTGTCCAATGGCTGATGCCATCTACAACTTAGCGGCGGAGGTTTACCACGCCACGAAGGCACTCTCGAAGTCCGGTCTCGATCAGTTCCGCAAGTCGCCCGCTCACTTCCGCGCTTGGCAGGATGGGACCACCCGCAACGAATCCAGTCCCGCACTGGAGTTCGGTACCGCCGCTCATTGCGCCGTGCTGGAGCCTGATCGCTTCGTAGGCCAGTACACGGTGTTCGATGGAGATCGACGCACCAAGGAGGGCAAGGCCGCGTGGCAAGCCATTCTGGACTCTGGCAAGACCCCTCTGCCTCAAGAGCAGTGGGACAACATCACCGGAGCAGCCGCTGCGGTTCACGCTCATCCAGCAGCTTCTGGCCTACTCAATGGCATCAAGGCCGAGGTCTCGTACTTCGACAACTGGAACGGTGTGGAGGTCAAAGCCCGCATCGATGGTATGGGTAGTGATTACATCATAGACCTCAAGACCACCCAGGACGCATCGGCCAACGCCTTCGCCAAGTCCGTCGCTCAGTTCCGGTACCACGTTCAAGCCGCTTGGTATCAGCGTATCACCGGTATCAACCGGTTCGTGTTCATCGCAGTCGAGAAGGAGGCTCCTTACGGAGTCGCTTGCTACGAACTCGATCAACTGGCCATCGATGTGGGTCAATCCATCATTGATGAGCAGCTCAAGACATTCATCGAATGCCAAGAACTCAACTCTTGGCCCTGTTACTCATCCCAGATCCAATCCCTTTCGCTGCCCGTGTGGGCGGCTCGTCAGTCCGAATAAACAAACCAACACATACATACTCACATGACATTCAAAGTTGATCGTTCCGCCGCAGAAGTTAAGCCGTTCGCTGGTCCCGGCGAATACACCGTGGTCATCAATTCCTGTAAGGATGATGGTCTCGACAAGTCCGGCAACAGCGTTGCCACCCTCCGCTACAAGGGCGCAAATGGTGAGGTCATCAGCGACCGCTTCCTGCTCAAGGAGACCATGATGTGGCGCATTCAAGCCCTCATCAGCGCGACCGAAGCCAACATCGATGATGGGGCCGAGTTCGATTTTAGCGTCAACGGAGCCTTCTTCCGATTCCTCCAAGGCTTCGTAGGACTCTCGCTCATCGTCGTCCTCGAAGAGGAGAAGTACACCGACAAGAACGGTGCTGAGCAGATCGCTCTTCGCGTTCGTCGCATGAAGAAGGTGCCGTCCGACATCGACACCATCTAACCCATAAAACAAAGCCCCCCGGAGTGTGCAGCCTCCGGGGGGTGATATGAGTCCAAAACAAACAAACAGAGCGCAACGACACGCTATGCAGACCAAAGATCATCCCGAAACCATTTCGACGCAAGCATTTCTGCTTCGTCCATACCAGCAACGAGCGGTCGAATGGGCCATGCTTGCCAACAGTGGACTCATCATCGCACCAGCAGGATGCGGCAAGACACTGATCGCTTCCTCGATCATCAAACACGCTGCCACCAAATTTCCCAATGTGAGCTTCGGATGGCTCGCCCCCACCCGCGAGACCTGCAATCAGGCAACCAGTGCGCTTATCGCTGCCGGGGTAGACATCTCCCGCGTCGAAGTCCGGTGCCCGCATGAGTCAGTCGATTTTTCCAAGAAGGCCGTCCTGATCGTCGATGAGGCGAAGCATGCGCCAGCCGAGACTTGGAGAAGAATCATCGAGTCCTGCCCCGGATCGGTCTTCGGTTTCGATGCCACCCCGTGGTGCGATGACCCAGAGCGCAACGCCGCACTTCGTTATCTCTTTGCCAACAACAGCTTCGAGATCAAGCGTGAGGAACTGGGCAATGTTCTGGCCCACGCTAATGTGTACATGCACCCATCGACAGACCCGATGCTCCAGCAACGGATCGATGACCAGATCGAAAGACTCTTCGCTGATCGCAAACGCTACATGCGTATCCGCCACCAGGAACTCCGAGCGATGTGCGCTTGGGAAGCTCTGGTCGATATCGGAATCTGCCAGAATAAGGCGAGGAACGACATGGCGACTATGATGGCCGCATCCGGTGGACCCAAGCACCCCACCCTCGTTCTGGTTCCACGGGTAACCCTCGGTGAGCATTACATGCTGGCATTGAGAGGCTCCGTACTCGTCTATTCTAAGATGCCGAAGAAGCTTCGACGCGAAGCAATCGAGGAGTTCAAAGCTGGGAATATCAGCACCATGATCGCCACTTCATTGGCCGATGAGGGATTGGATCTGCCGAACGTCCACACACTGGTCATGGTCTCCGGTGGTCGCAGTGCCCAGAAGACTATCCAGCGGGCCAGCCGTGCATTGCGCCGTGCGCCAGGAAAGGACCACGCGATCATCCACGACTTCAAGGACACCTTCCATCCGCTGGCTATGGCTCACGCGAAGAAACGTCTCAAATGCTACAAGGAACTTGGATGCTATATTGTATGAACACCGTCATCACAATCGTTTGTATGGCCGTGCTGATGCCACTGTGCGTTATCGCGGGGATCTATGTAGGCCACTCTCTCACCATCAAATCGCAGAACACCAAAACCAATGAACAAAACAATCGTAGCCTGTGACCCAGGCGTAAACGGCGGGTTCGCTATCCACACCAAGGACGGCATCCTACTGTTCCCAATGCCCGAATCATTGCCCGATATGGCGCAACTACTAAGCGGATTCAAATTAGCAGATAGCCACTTGTGGATTGAGAAGGTTCCCAAGTTCGTGTCCAAGCTGACGCCTGCTGCTTCGGTCGCAACACTCCATGAAAACTACGGCATCGTCCAAGGACTGGCCTACTCTCAGGGCTACGCACTGCACCGAGTCGAACCCAAGATCTGGCAGGAACCCCTCGGACTCGGCGGTAGAAAGGCATGCGCCACCGGTCCTGAGTGGAAGCGCAAGCTGAAGAGCAAGGCTCAGGAGTTGTACCCACAACTCGATGTGACCCTAGGTAATTGCGATGCGCTCTTGATCCTGCACTACGCACTGGGAGGTGGGCGATGAGCGATAATGTGAAGAGAATCGTGAACGATGGGAATGGAGTGATGGTGCTGAGCCGCAAGGAAGCCGGTGAAGCGTACAAAGCATTCAAGCGAGTGAAAGCTTACGAGGTTAGTTACTGGACAAAGAACCGGAAGAAGAAGGAATCAAAATGAGCAACCAACCAATCGACAACGGAGGACCGGCGTTTCCATGTGAGGAACAAATACGCTGCAACGGTGAAGTATGCGACACTCGCAAGTTCCCCGGCATGACCCTCCGCGACTACTTCGCGGCGGCTGTGTTGGCTGCTGTGCTTAAAGAATTGTGGCAGCAGGGTGAGCACTCATCCCCTATTCCACCATTGGCTGCAAAGTTTGCATATGAGATGGCCGACGCGATGCTCAAAGCGAGGGAGGAGGCGAAATGAGCGACACCCCGATATCAGACAGTACACCTCACAACGTGGCCGAACTCGGTATGCTGTGCAGGAGGTTGGAGCGCGGACTCAACGAAGCCAACGCAATAATCCGTCAGCAGCAATTGTTGGATGAAGAAAACCTGCGGCTTCAAGAGCGCATCAAGCGGTTGGAGGAGGCGTTGAAAGAAACAGTTAGCTGGATAGTGGATCTAGCTAACAGCGGAGACGCTGGATTCTTGGATGCTGACATTATGCCTGAAGTAATTCAAGCGAGAGCAGCACTTCAAGCCAAGGAGGCCAAGCTGTGAGCGCAATGAATTGTATTGGAAAGATACTCAAACGGTTTCTTGGAATTGCGTGTTCTCATTATTGGCAACCGCTAAACGACAGTTTCCATGGCTCACATTCTCACTGGGACGTTGCATTCAATGTTAAAAGAAAATGGAAATGCATCCATTGCGGTAAGCAGACGCTTTCAGCAAATCCAATTAGCTTCATCAATCAAAATAGAAACAAAGCCAAGGAGGCCAAGCTGTGACACTTGAAGAACGAATACTGAGGATGATTCCAGTTTTGGATCTACCTCCAGATCGAAACGAACTCCGCGCAATCGCAATCGACGCTCGCAAGCTGGAGGATCGAGTGAAACAACTAGAGCAGGAGAACGACGCTCTCCGTGCCGATCTGCTGCTGTGGAATGAGAAGGAGGTGAAGTTGTGAACCATATTGTTAACACCAACAAAATGGTCGTCAGCAAAACACCGCGCACAGACCGACAGCCATACATCACGGCGGGATTCAATCAGTTCGTGAAGATCGGTTTCGCAAGACAACTGGAGCGGCAACTGGTTGGAGCGAACGAGAAGATAAAGAGACTGGAACTACAGATCGACGAGCTTGGTGATCTGGTGAAATGGTTGGAGGGACGATGAACATCCCAATCGGACCCGCCGCATTCGTGTTCCGTCACAAGCGAACCGGCCAGATTGTCGTCGTACCCAACGAGCGATGGCATGAGTTGTACGACAAGAAGGACGACTGGGAACACACGACCAGCCTGAACGCTTGCGGTGCTTTGCAGTACATCATCGACGCCAAACCGGCTGAGAGAAACCGATACATCAAGTCACTTACTACCGAGAAACCATGAAACGCTGGAACAAAAAAGCATACCCAATTCTGGTTGGTAAGGTCACCAGAAGACAAAACGACAACGACACGATCCAAGTATGGTGCCCGTTCTGTAAGCGTCACCACATCCATGGATGGGAAAAAGAAAACGCTGATTCCGACGCAAGTCACAGAAACGCACATTGCGACCCAGAAAGCCCGCTGTATGACGGAGGATACTTCATATCGGTGGAACCAAAACCATGAGCGATACCCCACGCACCGATGCATACGTCGAGTTCTGGCTCAAAGATCGCCTCGCGCTCTGGACCGACTTCGCTCGAAACCTGGAGCGTGAAATCAACCAACTGAAAAATGAGTACACTGGCAAGATTCGGATTGACCAAGGAAGCAATGGAACGGATGGTGGGCGTCGTCAAGCCGTTCAAAGATCCGAACCCTCGGATCGAGAGGCGGTGGCTGGCGATCCCGGACGAGATCAAGACCGCCATCCTCAAGGAGCATCACACCTACACGCTCCGTGAATTGTCGGCCAAATATAAGATCTCAATTTCATGCGTATGGTACATTCGCAAGAACAGCAAAACCAAAACAAAGAAACGATAGAGGAACTACAACGATGGAAACAGTTATGTCACGAGTTAGCCGCTTGCTTGGGCTGCGGCTGCACAGTTCAGACCGGTCTGTGCGTGCAGTGCCACAAAGCGAACAAACG